TAGCCATGAGTGAGGCTAAAATGCCACAACGTGGTGCACGAACAGCTAAGAACAAGGCTAAGAAGGTCAAATGAGCCGTCCTATTTCAGTAGGGTTGAACCTTACTGCCGCTACTCTAACCACTGTCTATACAGTTCCTACTGGCTATTACGCTAAGTGGAACTTAATGTACTTGTTCAACAACACTGGCTCTACTAAGAGCATTGCAGTCTATTGGCGTGACTCTAGTGCAAGTACAGATATTTACGTTATGGACAGTGGCGTAGCTTCTAAGACTTACGTACGTATGGACGGTGGAGCTTATGTGGTCATGGAAGCGGGCGATACAGTCATGATGACTAGCGAGGCGGGTAGCACATTTAGCACTATCTGTACCTTTGAATTATTTAAGAAAGAAGGCATCTAAATGGCAACCTATTTAGATATTGTCAACAACGTGATGAAGAGGCTCCGTGAGCCTACAGTTACGTCTGTGAATGACAATAAATACTCTTCCCTCATTGCTGTCTTGGTGAATGATAGCAAACGTGAGATTGAAGATGCCCATGATTGGAACGCTCTGTCTACTACTTTGACAGCTGTGACTACTGAGGATGTCTTTAACTACGTCTTGGTTGGCTCAGGTACCCGTTTCCGTGTGATTGATGTCTTCAATGATGATGATGACTTTCAGCTTCGCTACGCTCCTACGCATTGGATGAACCGTCAGTTCACTACTACCAATACTCAAAAAGCTTCCCCTACTTACTTCAACTTTAACGGTGTAGATAGTAATGGAGACACCCAAGTAGACATCTACCCTATTCCAGACCAAGCTTACAACCTCCGATTTAACATGACTATTCCTCAAGAGGATTTAGTTGCTGACAATGATCGTATTATGGTTCCAGATCATTTGGTAGCTATGTTGACATACGCTAAAGCTATTGCTGAACGTGGTGAAGATAGTGGTAACTTGTCTTCAGAAGCTTACGCTTTGTTCAAGAACGCTCTAGCTAATGCTGTTGCTATTGAACGTAACCACTACGAAGAAGAGATGAACTGGGTTGCTCCCTAATCAACATGGCTGAACAGCTCTTAACTTCCTCCATCGCTGCTCCGGGCTTTATGGGCCTGAATACTCAAGACAGCTCAGTCTCTCTTGAGAATGGCTACGCCAGTGTTGCCTCCAACTGTGTTATTGACAAGTTTGGTCGTATCGGTGCTCGTAAGGGCTGGCTGCCGAAGCACTCAACCAATGCAGACTTGTCTACAGCTAACGTAAAGACCATTGGTGAGCTTATCGCTGCTGATGGTACTTCTTATATTATCGCTGCTGGTAATAACTGTATCTTTAAGTTAAGTGGCTCTACACTTACAAAGCTTACCTACGGTGGTGGTGGATCAGCTCCTACTATCACAGGTGACCACTGGCAACTAGCCCCTTTGAATGGTGTCTTGTATCTATATCAGTCAGGGCACGATCCTCTGGTCTTTGATCCAGCAGTGTCTACAACTACCTTTAAGCGTGTATCAGAGAAGACAGGCTATCTAGGTACTGTTCAACTGAGCAACTGTGCTATCAGTGCTTATGGACGTACTTGGACAGCAAATACTACTACAGACAAGAATACAGTTCAGTTCTCTGATCTCCTTGCAGGTCATATCCTTAATACAGGCACGTCAGGTACTTTGAACGTAGCTCAGATCTGGCCTAATGGTGCTGATGAGATTACTGCCTTGGCTGCTCACAACCATCAGTTGATTATCTTTGGTCGTCGTCAGATCTTGATCTACACAGGCGCTGAAGATCCTTCAACAATGCGTCTGTATGACACTATCAGTGGTGTTGGCTGCTGTGCTCGTGATTCAGTAGCTCCTACAGGCTCGGATGTCTATTTCCTATCTGATAACGGTGTACGTTCACTTGCTCGTACTATTCAAGAGAAGTCAGCTCCTATGCGAGACATCAGTGCTAATGTGCGTGATGATCTTGTCTATGACTTAAGCTTGGAAACCCTCTCTGAGATCAAGGCAACTTACTCAGATAAGAATGCTTTCTATTTAATCAGCTTCCCTACATCAAACACTACTTACTGTTTTGATACACGAGTAACCTTACAGAATGGTGCTCAAAGAGCTACTACTTGGTCTATCACTCCAAGAGCTATGTTCTCTAACCGTGCTAAAGAAGTCTTGATGGGCTTTGCTGGTTATATCGGCTATTACACAGGTAACTTAGACAACACGGCTGATTATCGCTTTAAGTATTACACCAATGACTTTGATTTAGGTTCTCCTAATCAGATTAAGGTACTGAAGAAAGTAGGCTTTACTATCATCGGGGGTAATACTGCTGATGTGGTGGTTAAGTATGGTTTTGATTACTCACGTAGTTATAACAGTGAGACTATTACTTTAGGCACTTCTACTCCTGCTGAGTATGGTCTTGCTGAATACAACATTGCTGAATACACAGCTGGTGTTATCTTTGATAATCAGAAGATCCATGCAGGTGGTTCAGGTAACGTGATTCAATTAGGTTTAGAGGCTGTTATTAGCTCATTCGAGCTATCAGTCCAAAAGTTAGATGTATATTGTAAGTCTGGAAGGATTAATTAATTATGAGTAGCTACAACAAGGCAACAGACTTTGCCGCTAAAGATTCACTATCTACAGGGAACCCTGCTAAGTTAGTTAAAGGTACTGAGCTAGGTACGGCGTTTGATGCTATTCAATCAGCTGTTAACTCTAAGGCTGACTTAGCAGCTCCTGCTTTGACAGGGAATGCCACAGCTGTTAACTTAACTGTCTCAGGAACCTTTGCGGCTACTGTCGATGGTGGAGCCTATTAAATCAGTAAAGACCCCTGTAGTTCTAAGACAAGACTATGTTATGTACTTAGAGCTGTGGGACGGTAATCTCTGGTTCCATACTGATATTCATAAGTGGACATCAGAAACAAAGAAGCAATATAAACTGGATTTAGAGAAGCTTGAGGACTTAGTAAGTATTCCTCTGATAGCCCTAATAACTGAAGATAACTTAAAACTCAAGAAGTTCGCTGAGAGTTTCAACTGGAAAGAAGTAAAACAGATTATGTTAAACAACGGTACAACAGCTTTTATCTACGCTTCTCAGCGTAACAAGGGAGAATAATATGGGTGGTGCAGTAAGCGGACTGGTAGACACAGTAGGTGATACCTTGAGTGGAGGGGCTGACCTCTATAAGCAAATTCAACAGCCTATTTTTAATAATGCTGGCCTTATCGGAACAGGTGTTGGTGCTGCATTTGGTCAACCTGCTTTAGGCGCTGCTCTTGGTGGCGCTATCCAAGGAAACATGGGTGAAGGTTCTGGTGGTGCACAGTTGCTTGGTGCAGGTTTAGGTGCTTACGGTGCTCTACAAGCTGGTCAATCAGCTCAACAGGCAGCTCAACAGCAAGCACAAGCAGGTCAGTTCCGTCCTGTCGGTGTTACTACTCGCTTCGGTAGCTCTAATTTCCAAGTAGACCCCAATACGGGTCGTTTGTTGAGTGCAGGGTACAATGTGTCCCCAGAAGCTGCTGGCTATCAGAATCAGCTGTCTGGTATGACAGGTCAAGGCTTGATGCAAGGTAGTCAGCTGCAAGGCGTGGCTTCTCAGTACTTAGGTGAGTCTCCTGAGGCTGTTCGTCAACGCTACATGGAACAGCAGTCTGCTTTGTTGGCTCCTAAGCAAGAACAGGCCTTAGCAGGTATTCGTAATAACTTGTTCCAGACAGGTCGTCAAGGCTTGGCTACAGGAGCTACCTCAGCTGGTGGTTTGGCTGCTACTAACCCTGAGATGGCTGCTTACTATAACTCTCTTGCTCAACAACAAGCTCAGATCGCAGCAGGTGCTGATGTAGCAGCTCAGAACCAGATTAAGTTTGGTCAAGGTTTGGCTGCGGGTGCTTATGAGCCTTTTAAAGCTGGCTTTGGTGCTCTCGGTACAGTTGAACAAGCTGGTCAGCAAGCTCTCGGCTTAGGCTCTGAGTTGGGTGGTCAAGCTTCCTCAGCTGCCCGTGCAGTTGCCCCGTATCAGTACCAAGCTAACGCATACAATCCAACAGCTAATTTGCTTGCTAATCCTCAGCTTCAAGGTGCTTTAGGTTCTAGCATTGCTGGACTTTTTAGTAATAATGCTGTACCATCTTGGGCTACAGGTTCAGATGTACTTCCTACGTCTACATTCTCAGGCTCAGGTGATGCCTCATGGATGTCTGATTACTGGATGTGAGTTTAAAAGGAATAAAGACAATGGCTACAGATTCTATTATGGGGTTATTTCAGACTCCTGAACAATACCAACTAGCTCAGCAGCAAGCTCAAATGGAGCAAGCTCGTCAGTATGCTGCTCAAGACCCTATGCAACGTGCTGTTGCTTCTCAGTACTTCGCTGGTGGTCAACTGGGCCGTGCTCTGGGCGGTGAAGATCCTCAACTTAAAATGGCTACAACTCGTCGTCAGATCTTACAAGGTATTGACCAAACAGACCCTAAGTCCTTAGCGCAAGCCTCTCAAGCACTGGCTCAAGCAGGTGACCAACAAGGTGCTATGCAGCTAGCAGAACTTTCTCGTTCAGCAGCTTTAAAGAAGGCTCAGGCAGATAAGGCAATGCGTACAGCTGCATCTACTACTGTATCTGAACGTAATCGCGAGATGATTGCTAATGCTGAGATTAAACTTTCCAAAGGTGAAAAGCTCACCGCTGAGGAAGAAGCTCGTGTGCGTTGGTTGGTCGGTCAAGAGAACAAACCTAAGATCTTCCGTGATTCAGAAACAGGCCAGATTACACAGATTGATCCTATTAATCTTTCGTCCTCAGCGCCCAATTTAGCTGCTTTGGTGGGCAAGAGTACAGCAGGTAAAGAAGGTGTTGCAGGAATGGTGTCTACAACAGCGCCAACAAAGATTGCTCCTAGTCTACGCAAAGAAACAGCTACAGTTGATGAGCAAATGACTGCTCTTGATACTTCTGTTAATAAACTTGTTGAACTCACACCTAAGATTGAAAACTTAAATCTGGGTTTGTATCAGAACGTAGAACGAGGTGTATCTGGATTCCTTGGTAAACCCACTACCGATACTAAAGAGTTTAAACAACTTCAACGCGAAGTTCGTTCACAAGCTAATAACTTACTGTTGCTTGCTAAAGGCACTCAGACTGAAGGTGACGCTCAACGTGCTAAAGATCAGATCGCTGATGAAGACACATGGAAAAATAAAGAATTGTTAACTTCTGCTTTTGAAGACCTCGCACGTACTTTGGCTGGTACAAAACAAGCTCTTCAAGCTAAACGACAAACTCTGACATCTACAGGTATTCCTGAAGTGCCCGGCTTAGGCGCTGGCGATGTAGCTCCGCAGCGTAGCCCAATGTCTGGTGTTAATCCCCAGATCCAGCCTCAAGCACAACAACCAACAGCTACTTGGCGTTATAACCCAAAGACTAAACAGTTGGAGAAGATCTAATGGCTGATAAACTTGTTCAAATTGGTAATGAGGTAGTTGCTTTTCCTTCAACAATGTCTGAGCAAGAGATTGCTTCTATTTTGTCTGGAGAACAAGCACAACAGCCTACACAACGTACAGCAGGTCAAGAACTAGGTCGTCAATTAGGTTTGACAGGACGCGCAGTATATGAAGGCTTAACATCACCTGCTACTGCTGTATTGGAAGCAGGGCGTGGCGTTTACAACATTGGTGCTAATCTTTTAGGTTCTGAAAGCCGTATTCCTAGTTTTGCTCAAGCACAAGGACAAGCACTTACACAAGCTGGTGTTCCTGAACCAGAAACTCGTTTAGAGCGTGCTGTTCAAGCTGGCACACAAGCTATGACAGGCACTGCTGGCTTGGCTAAACTGGCTCCTGCTATCCCAGCCTTAGCTGCTGATATGGCGCGTCAGATCCCTGTGTCAGCCGTGGCTGGCATGGTGTCTCAACCGACTGCTGAAGTTATCAAAGACTATACAGGTAGTGACTTAGCTGCCACTATTGCAGCTGTTGGTGCAGGGACGTTAGCCGCTGGAGCTTCTGGTCGTGCTATCGGTGCAGCTTTGAAAGAAAATAAACCAGTATTTACAATGGATGAAGTGCGTCAACGTGCTTCTAAAGCTTATCGTGAAGTAGACGATGCAGGTATTACAGTTAAGCCTCAAAGTGCCTTGAGTATGGTGGGTAATATCCGTAAGTCTTTGGACGATGCTAACATGATTCCCGGTTCTCCAGAAGCTGCGGCAGTCGAGCGTACATTGGCTCAGATGGAGAAAATTATCGGTACTCAGCGAGTTCCTTTTTCTACTGTTGATCGTTTGCGTCAATTAGCTAATCAATTAAAAGGAAGCTCAGATCCTAAAGAAGCTCGTCTTGGATCAGTAGCTGTAGACACAGTTGATAACTATATTACTAAGCTTAACGGTCGTGACTTGATTGCTGGTCAGGGTGGCCTAGACGAAGCAGTCAAGAACGTAATGGGTGCTCGTAAAGATTGGCGTAATGCCTCTCGTGCTCAAGTGCTTGAAGACGCCCTCAATGTAGCCGAGATCAAGAAAGAGATGCCTAACGCTTCTGAGAGTGAGCTTATCCGTCGAGGTTTTGTAAACATTGCAGCCAATAAGAATAAGATGGGTTTGTTTAGCGAACAAGAACAGAATATTATCAAGTCTGTTATCAAAGGCGGTAGTTTAGATCCTTTGTTAAGCTTCGCTGCTCAGTTTAACCCTGCTCGTTCTAAACTGTCTGCTGCTGCTTATGGTGTTGCTGCGACACAGACACCAATGTCTGCTGCTGGTTTGGCAGGCGCTGGTTACACAGCTGACACTATTCAAAGTGTACTTCGTCGTCGTGCAGCACAACAGGCAGCTAATTTAATTGCGTCTGGTCAAGGTTTACCTTCTCAACCTAACTTAGCTTATCGTGGTTTGTTTACTACAGGTTTAGTTCCTCCAGAAGCTCAGTAAATGCCTCTCTTAATCCTTGCTGGTGCTCTCAAGGCTGTTGAGGCTATCCAGCAGGGATGTGAGCT